TTAAAGATTTCTTCTTTTTCTTATTGTTAAAGTTAAAAAATGAGGCACCTGTAATCCCGTGCCTCCCTGCGGATCACGCTCTAGGCGCTATATGCTTCTCTAATATTCACAGCGCAAGGGCCCTTTCTACCTTCACCAACCTCATACTCGACCTGATCACCTTCGTTGGCAGATTCAGACTGAAGCTCTGAGACGTGAAAGAAAAGATCCTCTCCTTCGTTTTGAGTGATAAACCCAAAACCCTTGCTCGTATTGAAAAACTTAACTTTACCTTTACTCATTATCTTTTTTTCTCTTGTTATTATTAAAAATGAGGCACCTGTAATCCCGTGCCTCCCTGCGGATTTAAACTCTACTTCTTCTTCTGAACAAATGCGTACAGCTTCTCAGCTTCAGCAATAACATCTTCAGTAGTATACGGTGTTATCGGCTTTCGATGATAAGTTTTGTCATTTTCAGCAAGAAAATGCTCATTACTCTCAAGACGATTGCCAGTTTCGTGCACAATCCCTTGTGCCATTCCCAATAAATCCGTACGAAGTTGATATCCGCTCTTTGAATCACTCATTTTATACCTCCTGTGTATGTGTGTGTTGAGTGTTAGATCAAATGATCTGGGTATACTATAGAAGTCTAGTAGGAAGTGTATACTCTACTTTATTAAGAGAGTATCTAAACAACCGCCGGCCATCCAATTTCGATCAACTTTTCCCTTGATTCCGTCGATCTTTCCCTTACCGGTCCACTGCCAGACAGACCACTCATTCCATGGTAACATTTTCGATCCACTGTTCGGATCGACAGCCTCACCTGACTCCGGAGTTGCGTATCTCGCCCACCACAGTGGATACTTGGACAGATCCTTTAGTGACGACGTCGACGCGCGCGCTAGATATAGAGACACTGCCCAGCCCCCTGTATACACCAAGGGCTTGACTCCGATCTCGCTTTCCACGTACTCGAGCCACTCCAGACACCAGTCAACATTGTGTTGATCGTCTGTCTTCATTCCGGCTTCGACATCCAGAACCGGAGTCAGATCTCCTGGCTGAAGAAGTGGGCAAAGTTTGGATAGAAAGTGCTGTGCCTCAGCGACAGCATCTGCCTTGGCTCCCTGATCGATTCCTGTGTCCGGACGGCTGAAGTGGTATCCACCCACCACTATTCCATTTTGATGACAGCCGTCTATGTTATACTTGTAGGGTTTATTGGTGTGAGTCCGGCCCTCTGTGATTTTCGTCCACGCGTAACTCACTCCATCAGCGGCAACTTTTCCCCAGTCAATCTTACCATTCCACGCAGATGTATCAATTCCAGAGAGAACCTCAATGTTCAGGCTCCCCAAAGTCTGGGGTCCTGCGACTCCGTCTACGACTAGACAGTTTTTCTGCTGATGGTCTTTTACAGATGCCGCCGTCTTGGGACCAAATTTTCCGTCCTTGGCTAGGTTTCCGAGGCAACCTTGAAGTCTTTTGACCTCCTGACCCTCGTGCCCCTCTTTAAGCACATAATTCACCTTTCTCCTCCTCCCAACATTGTTGTTGGCCTAGATTCAATAAGTATCTATCTGCTCTGGAATGTGGTAGCCCCGGAGGGACTCGAACCCTCAATCCCAGTGGGCGACAGATTTTAAGTCTGTTGCGTATACCGATTCCGCCACGGGGCTTAGATAAGGTCTACTACTTTCTAGTTAAGATGTGTGGTGTTCCTTCAACTGATCCTAGGGATGTCTGAAGTGAGAACTGAGACACAGATCTCAACTCACTCAAAGATCTCGCGCCAGAGTACGATAAACCACTACGAATTCCTCGATCCAGGCTTCTAAGAACATCAACTAGCGGTCCCTTACACTTAACTGTTGTCGACACACCCTCTTCAGAAGAAGTGCGGCCGCGCCATTCGAGTTGGGCCTGGACCGACGCCATTCCTCGATACGACTTCACTCTTATGACCTTATTCTTCCCTACGTGTATCACATTTCCCGGAGTCTCATCAGTTCCAGCCAAGAGAGAACCCAGCATAACAAAGTCTGCCCCCGCTGCAAGAGCCTTAACAATATCTCCGCTGTTCCTGATGCCTCCGTCTGCTATAAGAGAGGCATCCCTATCTGACTTTGCACACTCCATGACTGACTGAAACGTCGGCATGCCGTGACCGGTCTGGACGCGTGTGGAGCATATTGAGCCGCCGCCGATCCCCACTCGAATGCTGTCAGCGCCCCAATCGGCCAGATCGTTAAATGCCTCCAATGTGGCAACATTACCCGCCATGATGTGAACAGAACCTACTCCAGAATCATCACGAAGCTTCTTGAGAGCCCTCTTAACATTATCATGGTGACCGTGAGCGATATCAACACAGATAACATTAGCTCCAGCAGCAACCAAAGAACGAGCCCGAGAGAGAAAATCACCAGAGACACCCACAGCAGCCCCGATCACATCGACACCAAGCGCATAGGCTTTCTCAACAATTCTTGACTGATCATTAGGGCTGTTATACCTGTGAATTATTCCTAGGCCGCCGGATCTAGACATAGCTGCGACCATAGCATCCTCTGTGACTGTATCCATTGGGCTAGAGACGATGGGCAGAGTAAACTTACCATCCATCCCCTCCAGCTCACTCGATATGTCGATATCGCTCCTGGACTCAATTGTCGAGTACCTAGGTGTCAGAAGAACGTCGTCAAAACATAGACTTCTCTTGAATCTGAATTCCATCTTACGTGATCACCAAATAATTGCGCTGATTGCCGCAATATGAATAACTGTTGAAAAGCCCACAAACTTCATGAAGGCAATATCATCATATCCAAACTTTCTCTTAAGCATATCTTTCCTCCTGATATTATTATCAAGGGCAGAGTGTACACTCATTCGATTAAATGTTTAAACTAGCTCTTGTCCAGGACTTCTTTAAGCTTTCGGAAGCACCACTTTAGTCCTTCCCACGCAAAAGGTGATCCAACAGCACCAACAACAACGCCCCACATAAACTCAGTCATAATAATTCCCCTTATACTTCTGGGTGGCTTCGACCACCTGTTCAATAATTATCTGATCCACGTCTATATTGTTCTAATATCCGGCACAGTTCACAAAAAAGTAAGATACTGAAAAAATGTATCCCACTATCAACAAACCGGCCAGAACTACATATTTCGTGGTCTTTTTATCTAATCTCTTCATAAATCAAAATTTGGTGGGCCTCCTGGGACTCGAACCCAGAACCTAGCGGTTATGAGCCGCTTGCTCTAACCTGATTGAGCTAAAGGCCCTCATTGACAATACTAATCATGTCTAGACAAATTTACAACAACTATTTCTTAAGAAGATCATCAGCACCCTTCTTCACTGCACGCTTGATCTCATTCTTAATATCTCCTGCTAGCTCCTTGGTCTCCTTGACGTAATCCTTCACCACATTCGGAAGAACTCGATCGGCAGTGGACTTGAATTTTTGTAGCCCCTTCTCTTCAAACTCGCCGTCAACAGAGATCAACAGCTCACCGCTTCGAGTGATCTCGAAGTGAAACGCATTGTCTCGAAGATGATTAGCCCAGTCCGGACGACCGTGGTGACCTCTTAGGTACTCACATAGGACGTCCCTCATATCATCTTCGTTCAGGTAAAATGTCAATAGATAGCCAGTCTTCACCCTAACTCCTACCCCTTATTCTTGAGACGATCATGAACTTCCTTTGATGCCAGAATCTTTTTCTTGACAACAGTCGCCAAGCCTGGGTTTATCTTGAGAGCTGTCGGAATTATCTCGTGCCTGATGATGTTTCTCATATACTTCATCGATCGATTAGACGGATCCTCAACGAATGGCACATTCTTGTTTTTTGCCCAGGCCTCAAGCTCAGATCTTGGTGTCGTCAAGAAGGGTCTTATTACCCTAAACTCTGAGTTCTCGTAAGGCATTAATTTTGACTCACCATGGAGTGAAGTGAACACCCACCATTCAACAGCATCATCTAGGTGGTGAGCAGTCACTATGGGTGCCTTATCATTTCGAAGTTCGCTGAAGAATCTGTATCTCTCATTTCTCCAGAACTCTTCCTGGGACTCGTCGCCCTTTCTCTTTCGATCGATCTTTCCTGTCCGACAGTGAAGCATGTTTCTAAAACAGAAGTTTTTGACAAACTTCTCAGCCTCAAAACCGTGACGTGTCCCGTGATTGAAATACGCCACGTCTACGCTTCGCTTGTCACAGTTCCTCAAAAAATCTAGAGCGACCATAGAGTCTAGCCCCCCTGAGACAGCAACTGTAACCCTGTTGGGAATCTTATCAAGAAGATGAATCATGACAATCAATCATATGACATGTCATAACAGTGTACAAAAACAAAAAAGCCCCGGGAATTTCCCGGGGCTCATTGTCATTCACTGACGAATTCGTTCTACTGAATACGGTAGGACGGAATCGCACATCTCGGGCCCTGGGCGATCTGATCGATCACACTAGCCCGGTACTCCGGTGTGACAGGATGATAGAGAGAAGCTCCTGGGGAGTTCTCATCATCGTCAGGCACTTTATCGATGCCCGGCTGATCACTGGGAGTGTTAGTATTCTCCGGTGTCTCAGGCTGAGCTTCTGGCGCAGTGGGTGAATTCACCGGTGTGGGGGTGATGACAGGCGAATCCACCGGAGCGGCTTCATCTTGAGTGCCTGTGTTAACCACATTTGACTTAGGCTGTGTCAGTGTGCCCTGTGAAGAAGACGTCACCTTAGCGGTCTCGATGCCTCCATAATTGTAGATTGCAAAAAAAGCGACTGCAACTAGCAGCCCACCTATCAGAATCTTCTTGGTCGTAAAAAATTTGGCTACATTACTCATGATATTAAATTCTCCTTTTTATCATTCAGTTGAGTCATTTTCGTCGGTCGACTCTTCAGAGTCGTCCGCACCATTGTCAGCATCGGAAGAAGATTCCTCTTCTGTGCCGACATCATCATTTTCTCTCACGTCTGACAAGCTATCCTCTACAGCATCTGAGGATCCCTCTTGTTCAGTGGAATCAGAGACCACATCTGTCGTCTCTTCCACAGAGGCCGCCGCATCTGCCGCTTCACTATCTTCGGAGTTAACACATCCAGTCATGGGTGCACCAACCGCCAAAAATAGACTTATGGAAAGAAAAATTATCGCAATATCCTTCATGAAAATTTACCTCTTTTGTTCTAGGATACAAAAAAAACTAAAAAAGACGTTGCCTAGGGGCCCCGTCTTATTTGAGTTTCAGATAACTATTACCGTTATTTCAAAAGTGTATAACAAAAAGTCACTTTAAGGGCCCAGAACACTAATTTGATGCTTCTGCAGCAGCTTTATGGCCTTTATTTGCCACTTCAGAGACTGCATCTCCGCCTTTGCTCGGGAGATCGTCTCCTTCCTACTGAGTATTTCCTCATTTAAGTCCTCCACCAGGACAGAGTTCATCTCTAACAGATCTGTCACACACGCGTGCTTCAAGAAAACAATCGTTGACTGTGGCCAGGAGGATGATGGGTTCGTTACATATCCATAGAACAACTCTGCAGTCCTCTTGGCTTCCTCATGAGTCTCAGCGTAAAGATTCCCAATAATCTGGGCTGGGTAGCCCTGACGAACTTGATATATTCCCGCTCCTGCTGATTTCTGGGTCCTTTTGATGGGGCCCTCTAGAAGCGACCAGAGTCTATTCAGACGCCTGGTCAGACCAGATTTTTTACCTTTAGAGAGCGTCCATTTTGACGACCCATCGTAGAATCGTGTCCTGATATACTCTTCTGTATCTCTTCTGGTATGAAGCCCCAGATCAAATAGATCTCCATCCGGGTAGTTGTGTATGGTATTACGCTGAAGGAGTTCATCCACAATTCTGTCGCGGAGGCTACTCTCAGGCTTTGACTTCAGCATAGGTCACTTCCACATAGAGGCTTCCCTTATTGTGAATACTGTGTCACACTTTTTGGTGCTCGCCCCGCACTTTTGACACTTTCTGTACCCACGGATTGTCTTGAACCCAGTGTACAAAAAAATCTTTCCGCCACATGTGAAATGCTTACCAAGATAATCTTTCTTTCTCAACTGATATCTCCTATGGAAAAAGATACACAAAAGCCCAGAGTATGTTTACCCCGGGCCTAGTATTAGCCTCTACGCTTTCGAAGGTCCTTAGTGCCGATCTCCATCATCGTTCCAGCGACCAGGCAAGGATATGTCACCTCACCCTTGTCGATCTTGGGGGTGCCAGAGATCAGGACAACCAGGGCCACAGCGTCCTTCGCGGTTACGCGGGTCCAAGCCATAGATCCCACCGGGAACTTCGGGTCCTTCAACTCAGCGATCTGATTCTTGATGGCTCCTAAAAGTTTGTTGCACGCCCACAGGTCGATAAGCGGCTCTTCGCCAACAAAGCAGCCGGCTTTGACCACCTCTTCGTCAATGCCCGTGTCCCTCATGAGATCCTCAGACACCTTGTTCCGACGATTCCAGTCAAGCCACTCTCTGACCTTTTCGTAGGACTTGGCAGTTCCGGGGCGGTGGTTCCAGTACCAGCTGTTCTTTGTCACACAGACAGCAACAGCATTCTCAAGGTCCTCCACCATCTCATCAGAGGGGCGAAAGCGTCCTTCAACCTTGAGGACTTCGGCCTTAGCAAGAAGATTAACGAGGAACTTCTCCTGTTTCTCGGAGAGGCTCCAACCCTTGCCCACCTTGTAGGCAAAGTCCTTGAGAGTCGACGCGACACCCTGCATGCCGTCAACATCAGCAGCCGCGAGGATCTCCTTGACGCGTGTCTCGTTCTTGGGGGTGGGAATTCCCTGATCGATCAGATCATCCAGGTACCTACGTTGTCCCTTGGACATTCCCTTACCACACTCCATGCGATTAATCATGTCGTTTATGAAGCGACAGCTCCGATCAGAAGAGAGGCCGGCTTTCTCATACTCACCGATGAGAGCCTTTGTCTGTCCTAGTCGAAGTTCCAGTGATTTTCGAGCCATCTATTTTCTCCTTGGTACATGTATATTATACCACTTACAGAGAAGGTTTGCACTCAAAAAACTAAAATCTTCCACCGCCGACTTCCAATCCGGCTGATATCAGCTCAGCGTCCAGATCATCAATTATCCTGTTCAGACACTCAGCGGAATCCTTGAACTCCTTATTATGAAACTTGTCGTAGGAAAAAGTGAGGGACTGGGACCTTATTGTCCGACCGTCGGGGAGTACCAGGTGAATCACTAGATCATCGCCAAATGTGCCGGTGCAGGTCGGATAGTTGATGCCGAGATACCCCATTATGAGATGCTTGAACTCCTCAATTGACATATTACTCAGCAGCATATTTCTAAATAGCCCTTCTAATCAGATAGTAACACCGACGTCTTGCAATTTCTACACCCTAACATGCGATCCTCCCTCTCAAATATCTTCTCGCGCAATAAATCAATCTGCTTTTTGAGAGACGCAATCTCTTCCCTTTGGCGTGTTGTTTTCGCCCTCATAGACTTTCGCTCCCTAGCCAACACGGACACCTCCTCTGTGAGAATCTCATTTCTCTCTCGGAGGACTGCCCTGGACCTTAGAATCTTCTGAACAGACGGACTCACTCTGCGGCGGCGATTAGAACGCCCTTGTCTATCACTACTCAAGATCAACACTCCTCGTGCGCTAGCGCACAGTTGAAATTTTATGATAAGATGCGTTAATTTTTGATTAGTAGATTAACTAATCTTCTTTCTTGCTTGTCTCAATCAGATCCTCGTCTTGAGGATCCTCATCACCCTTCTTTAGAAGGACAGCAAATACTTTTGATAAGTCATCAGACAATAGGCCCGTCAGACCCTTGTTCATTTCCATTCGGTCCGCTATAACTAGGGACTTTATCTCGCTTCTCTTGATTGGAACAAAAAATGATTTCTCATCAGGATTGTTCCCAGAATCTAAGTCCCACATTTTATCGGAGAGGAGACCATTTTCGCTCTTAAGAGACTCCAGGTTCTCCTGAAGCACGTGGTTAGCTGTCCTAAGAGAAACGATTTTTTCCTTGAGGATCACTTCATCCCACGCGGAGTCGCATAGCTCCCTCATCACGTTATCGTACTTTTTAGTGAGCTCCTCATTCTCCTTCTTGAGATCTTGAACCTCTTTAAAGGCACCCTTCTTCTTTTCATCCTTCATTAGATCCTCCTCAACTCCCTACGCCTAATAATATTCAGAGCACGTTCACAGCAGGCATGTTTAACGTCCAGATGGTCGACAGAGTACACAGAGCTGTCTCTGTGCGACTTTAAAAGTGTATCCAAACAATCCATCATGTATCACCTACGAGATCAATTAGAGCCACCAGATTTACATATCTCGTCCAATATCTCCATTAAACTATTATACATCTGTGTGGGATTGTTGGACAGATCATAATACTTCCCACCGGTGGCATCGGAGATCTCATCCCACGACCAGATCTTGCTTGTAGAAAAAGTGTAAATCTTGACTTTTGGAGCACCCTGAGCAGCGTCTATCACATTTTGTACTGTGATCTGGGGCATCATATAAGTCTGTTCCATCTCATCACTAAAGACGATGATTATCTTGTCTGCCTCCGGGCGCCAATCTATGGAAAACACGTCTTTCGGGGGAAGCGATTCCACCACACTGCCCCAGGACGACCACTCTAGATCGCTTATCTGATGTGTCAAGTTTCCAGTAATGTTATGAAGTGACAAATAGAGCGCATCCAAAAGCATCTCGCTTCCGGTGTTCATCCCCACAAAACCTCCCAGACTTGACATGGCTGCCAAGAAGTCTGTGAATCCTGTGAGATTGTGATAGAGAACTAGCTGCTCATTGTAACCGGTGCCTAGATCTGCTTTAGGGCCTAGGACCACACCCCACTGTAGAACCACCTCATCGCTAAAGTTTCCAGCAAACTGATTCAAGGCTGTCATAACTGCTGTGATCTCCATGTCCATAGATCCCGACCAGTCTATTACAAACAGAATGTCTGTGTCTTGAAGCTCCTTACCCCAGTCGACCTCTCCGTCGCAGTCATCGTCTTCGCCATTGCACACTTCAGGTTGGGGAGTTATCTCATCCTTGCAGAATCCGGGAGTGAATAAATTCGATCCGTCGATGTAGTTACCCCACACCCCAGCATCACAAGTCATCTCCCCAGGAAGACATATTCCCACAAAGATGGTGTTCTCCGGGCCTGTGTAGCAGTTAGAGAACAGATCCTCATCGATCAACTGATTGCAGTCATCATCAAAATTATTGCATTCCTCGTTAGCTAGCTCCATCCCCACTAGAGAATCACAGTTTGGATCAGATCCTGGCGGTTGGGCCATCCAGTGACATATCGCGTAGCACTCTGTTGTGACAATTGTCTGACATCCTGGATCCAAGCACTCACATGTCTTGTATCCCTGGCCGCATAACAACGGACTCTCCTGACACGGGAAAAACGCTCCCACGTCTTGGATGGTGCACACACACTCTAACTCCTCGTCGATCTGTCCGTTACAATTATTATCTAGACCGTCACAGATTTCCGGAAAGACCGGTGGGGCGTTACAAGAAATCCAATTTCCAGCTTGACAGACCTCATACCCTTCACCACACGCTGTTCCGCAGGGCTGTATCAGATCTTCATCTGTAGTTCCATCACAGTCATTGTCCACCCCGTCACAGATCTCTGTTGGCAGCGGTCCACACTGCATGCAGTCATTTAGTTGTCCCTCGTCTATATCGCCGTCGCAATCGTTGTCGAGATAATCACACACCTCCTCACCCGGGTCTTCGCCTAAACAGACCATCTCTCCGGCAATGCAGACCAGGTCTCCCGGGCCACACTCATTTTCACACTCTCCGGAAATATCCTCATCTATTAGTCCGTTGCAATTGTCGTCAATGCTGTTACACACTTCCTCAAAAGCCGAGAAACCCTCATCTGTCTCTCCGTCGCAGTTATTGTCCACCCCGTCACAGATCTCTTCTGGGACTAGTCCGCACTCGCCGCAAACATTGAGCAAACCCTCATCTGTCTCTCCGTCGCAGTCGTTGTCGAGACCGTCACAGATTTCCTCAACACAGTCACTTTCACAGTTAGTGAACTGAATTTGACCCTTATTACAAATCTTGTCCTGTGTTCCGGGATAACCGTCTGTAGTTACACACGGAATTTCTATCTCAATAAGTTGTTGAGAGGGATCACAATCTAGATACTCGATACACTCGCTTTCATAGGCGACAGTGGGAGGATCATCACAGTTATTGATACAAATTTGTTTTTGCCAGACTGCGTTCAGAGGCGGGCAGAAATACCACGCACACTTTATGCATGGATCAGTCCAAATCGAGTATGTATCCTCTTCCTCTTCGACATCTGGCTCAGAGACATCAGGGGCTGCTTCACCATCTGTAGCGGGTTGTGGGTAAGTGATTCCGCCGGCGTCGGTTCCGCCTGCTCCCGAATTCTGTTTAGAACATGAAGGACACACAATAAGGAGAAATGTCAATAAAAAAATCTGTAGTTTCTTGTTCATCTCCATGGTTTAGTTCCATCTACTTTGTATGCTATATAATGTATAATTATTCTAGATCGATTGTTTCATCTCTTATCTCTTTCGTCCCATCTGTATGCATCTTTTTGATGTAGTTCATAAGGTCATACTTTTGTCCGGCTGAGAGGGTTCCGTTCTTTGGATCCACATCGATAGCACGCATAGGATTCAATAGAGGCGTCTTATACAGGCCGATCTGGCACACGCCGGCGGTCGAGGCCAGATTAGTTCTAGGTCGACACGTCATGACAGACACATCTTTTCCCTCATCAGGCTTGGCCAGCTTTTTTGCCTTGATGACCATCGCCTTGAGAGTTGAATATGTGGGCGACAAACCGAATGTCTCGAATCTCCGGTGTCCCATGGCAGTCATTCCAATCACCTCACCTCGAGCATTGAATATTGCAGCACCAGAGCACCCTCCTGTGGTCGGCATTGTGTACGCATCCATGTGTAAGCCCCACTTATCAACTGTCCCAGAGTAGAATCCAGTCAAAATGGGTACCATGTTCGGACTGTATATTCCAGCTGGAGCTGCCAAGCTATACACACGCTCCCCGATCTTGGGTGCTTCCGCAGAAAATTTTGCAACTGGAAGTTTTATACCCTGTATTCTAATCAGGCATATATCATTTTTCTCGTCGATTTCTTCTATCACTGCGTTGTACTCTTTTCCGCCCAGAGTGTTTATCTTAATAGAGACTCTCACGCTGTGCGGCTTGCTCATTGTCATTATGGGTAACATCGTATCTTTAGTACACATGTGTCCAGCTGTTACTCCAATTGAGTCTTCTCCCGAAGTTGCTATAACAAAGCCAGAGCCAGACGATCCCATGCTAGGCGGCTTGCGAGATTCACAAGCACCGGTCTCATCATTACAGATATGAAAAGTGATGTTCTTAAGAACGAATAGAAAAGACGTCCTTGGGAGCGAGGATGTCTCCTTATTAGACGAGTGCGCACATGATACGAATAATGCAGACAACATGAACACCATAGACACTATCACGACTGTTCGACTTGAAGTGATGTACCTCCACACCCTGTCGATCTGTCTTCTAAAATATTTCATTACTATCACACCCCCTCCCTATCATAATGAACCCTAGTACCTGCGACGTGATCCATCAAGGGAATAATCACACACCAATTTGAATCCTGGTTGTTTCCCATGTGATGGTCATAGTGCCACGGCAGCCAGCGTTTCGCCCACCCCGGGTCCAAATGAGATTTTCTGTGAATGAAGAAATAAAGCACAGACCAAAGCCATAATGTGGCTGTGAAGTAAGGTACCACCCAAAAAAGAGGTGTGTGGATTGCCGCTAAAAACCCTACTTGTAATGCCTCATGAGCCGGATCGCTATCTAGACTAGAGAAGACCCTGTCATACCTCTCGTCTTTTCCTTCGCTCTTTCTAGTAATTTTGTGATGTCGATACCAGTGAGAACTGAAGTAGGACCCCTTCTTCTTGCCCAAACCGTGAAAAACGTACTTGTGTATTAGCCACTCATAAATATTGCCGGCGATTACGCCTAACATGATCTGAATGACTACATACACAAAACCTCCACTCCCATCTTACTCGATCGGGCCTCCAGGTATTATCACAGTGGGAAACTTCATCCGATGCTTCCGCCCGGATTTCTGCCGGCCTCATCATCGAAGTAGAGCTCAACGGCGTCGAACGCGCTATTGAGATCTACAATTGCTGCAGCTAATTGCTTACCTAGTTCATCGCCGAGAGGCATGCCCTGTGAGTGTGGACCTAGGCCGGGATCGACTAGCCCATAAAGCTCCTTCTCGACCTCCTCAACCTTCCCGATTCCCTGATCGATTGCCGACAGTAGATTCGCCTGACGGGAGGCGGGTGACTCTTCTTTGAGAAGTTTCGCTTTCTCTTCCGTTATGATTCTTCGAAGACGACGTCCAGAAATTTTTCTAGATCTAGACTCACTCAGCCCAGGGTTTCTCAAACCTGACACATGCTGAGCTGTAAGACGCTGACTTTCATGCTTGGCCCAATTCATCACCTCCTCAGCTTGCATGTAATCTAGACCGTGCTCAACAATCAGAACACTAGTGTCCATCTCCTGAAGCGTCTTTAACTCATCCAGCGTCAACGGTGCTCTGGTCATTGCCTTCACAACCGCCAGGTCTAGATCGACCTTCTCAAAAAGCTCATAATCAAACTGTGACCATCTTTGTGACATTTAAAGTTCCTCACCCATTTCTTCTTCGTACATTATGATTGCCTCGTCGAGTTCGGCGTGAAGTCCACCTAACTTATTTTTTATCATTCTAACAGCGCCTGGATTTATGCCATACATCGCGTCCGGTGCTCGGCCTGTGTATGCTTCGACGACGTCGACGAGCTGCTCCTGAACTTTGGCTCCGAGTTCAGTATACCCCTTGGCAAAAATCAGAGCGTCATCGATCGAGGTAGTAGCAAAATCCGCTGCCTCACTTAAAACAGTTTCCTGTATCAGCTTTCTTAACTTATTCCGCGACATTCTCATGATCTAGGCACATCCTTACAGAACACTCATATTAATAATTATTCGTCCCACAACAGTTTTGCTGTACTGGGACACAAATATTTTTCAGAGGGCCCGGAGATTTACTTTTTATCTGCAGCTGCGCTTAGAAGGTCATCACGCATCATATTGAAGACCAGACTCTTTCTGGCCTGCTTCTGGGCCTTTGTTAATTCCGTCTGATCGGGCTTCATGCTAAGGAAGTTTGTGTTGTCCGGGCCGCCGTATCTTTTAGCGGCCCTCCTCCAAAGCTTTCTAAATTTCCTCTTGGCGCGGCGACGTTCAGAAGGATCTAGAGAAGCGAGAGCCTTGTCAATGTCATCACCCCTCCGGATCCCGTACGGAACTATTCCGATCTCGATCATAGCGATCCTAAGAAGAATCTCATTTTCCAATTCTCGCTCCTATCGTTCAAAATATGGTACCCCGGGCAGGATTCGAACCTGCGACCCACGGCTTAGAAGGCCGTTGCTCTGTCCAACTGAGCTACCGGGGCAAAATATACTTCTCTATAGAAATTCTACATCATGCAAGAGAGATTTACACCGGAAAAACCAAAGCCGCCGAGAGGACTCGAACCTCCGACACCCTGATTACAAATCAGGTGCTCTACCATCTGAGCTACGGCGGCAACTATCTAAGTCTACTTAAAAGACTCAATATTAACACTATTGATATCAGCCAGGGACTCTAGTATCAGAATTCTCACAGGATTTCGCTCCTGGACATCTTTCATCTTGTGTCTCGCGGCGTCTGTCCAGTATCCCTTGACCTCAATGTAAAGATCATAATCCGGAAGATAGAAGTCAGGTATGTACTTCCTCTTTCGATGGCGACGTGTGAGGTACATCAGCTTAAGTGAGTCATCCCGGAGCCAGGCAACCCCTAGCTCATCGAGCTTTTTGGCCATAGCTGTCTCCCAGGTACTGTCCATCGAGACCTCTCTTCCGTCTACAGTGGTATACATTGAGCTCTTGCTCCACAGTTTCTTTCTACGTTTGGCCATACATGTAATATACAGCCGTCGTGTCTAGACTTAAACTATCGTGAGCGAACCCATTTACAGTGCTTTACTTTTTCACCGCTCTTGAGCACTTTCTCCGTGCACACTTTTTCGAAGGTCTCTACCGCTCGAAGTGTTCTTATCCCAGTATTGTTTGATGGGTGTGGTATGTAGCACCCGGGTGCTGAGACGATCAAAGCAAATAACACAGCAAAACTAATCTTCCTCATTTTCTCCCCCTCTCATTGTTGTGGTACACGAGATGGGACTCGAACCCACACGTCAATTGACACAGGATCCTAAATCCTGCGCGTCTACCAATTCCGCCACTCGTGCATCGTTATCTGGTGGAGCCTGCCGGGATCGAACCGGCGACCTCCTGCTTGCAAGGCAGGTGCTCTCCCAACTGAGCTAAGGCCCCTATGGCGGAGGGAGTGGGATTCGAACCCACGGTGGGTCTCCCCACGCTGGTTTTCAAGACCAGTGCCTTCGTCCGCTCGGCCATCCCTCCGAGTCATCACAGCTCCTCTATCCTCTTCGCCTTGTCGTCAATAACCAGGTCAAAGTGTGGCTTTGGGTTGGAACTGGTGCCTGTGATCAACTCGTGATACTTACACCCCCACTCCTCAAGCTGTCCTCGAGTGTGATCCGTATAGTCCTCCCTCGAGACTGATCCCCGAGCTGTCCAGTACACAACCTTCCACCCCTCGTCGTACAACTTGTTGATCTTGGCAATATTCTCAAAATTTGGAACTGAAAGGTCATATCGTCGCTTCTCTGGATAGAAACAGATCGTTTCATCAACATCAACTAGCACTGTCCTCTGCTTTCCGAACTCTGTCATCCTTTTAGCTTCATGAAATTTCATTTAATAACTCCGGGTCAGTTCTATTCTACACAAACAGACTCAATTATTAAACGAATTACAATATATGGGTCACAATTTGCATTGGGTCTTCGATCTTCTATATACCCCTTTTTCTCTTTTACAACTTGCCATGGAATACGAATGGAAGCTCCCCTGTCAGAGACACCCCAACGGAACTCTTTGTAAGAGCACGTTTCGTACTCACCGGTGAGCCTCTTTTCAATGCCGGCGCCGTAATTGTTGATGTGATGTTGATGATTCTTTCTCAGGGCCTCGGCAGCTTTTTCACATGCCTCGTAAGACGATCTCATTTTCTTAGTTGAAAAATTTGTGTGACAGCCGGCGCCGTTCCAACCCCCGTCTGCCGGCTTTCCATCGAAAGACACACCCACATCATACATCTCTCCCACTCTAAGCAGAAGATACCTTGCGACCCAAAGGTCATCTGATGCTGTGACAGGATCAGATGGTCCTACCTGGAATTCCCACTGACCAGGCATCACCTCTGCGTTGATGCCTGATATATTAATTTTGGCCTTGAGGCAAAGATCCAGATGATGCTCAACTAAATCACGACCCACAGCAATTCCATGCCCTGAGCCGCAATAATATGGGCCCTGGGCACGAGGAAGCGCGCCGTGCTTAACTGCTCTTTTGAACCCATATGGACTTCCGTCTAGATCAACAAAAGTATACTCTTGTTCCAATCCGAACCACAACTCATGACTTTCAGTTGTCTTGGTCAGCCCTGCAAGTTTGTGTCTTGTGTTGCTCTTGTGTGGCATTCCCTCAACAGCGTCCACTTCACACAGCACAAGTATACTCTTCCCACCACGAATGGGATCTTTGTATGTTTTGACCGGTCGGAGAACGCAGTCCGAAGAAAACCCCTCAGCTTGATTCGTGCTCGAACCATCAAACCCCCACACAGGAGGATCCTGAGAGGGCGTATTCGCTGATAAAATTCTAGTCTTGCTACGTATTTGTGCTGTGGGTTTTGTCCCGTCGATCCAAATGTATTCTGCTTTAATTGTCATCAATCTACCTCAAATCATGTGACTTTTTCGTCTCCGTACTCCGGTTTTTCATCTTTGTACTCGACTGTGATAAAGAAAGGATACGCGCTGTTCTTGATCTTTTTAATTCCCATAGCTATATTACCGCATTTACACTTTCTCTTTCGGCTCTTCTTTGTAAAGGTGTCACAGTAAAATACATGCTCACACTCTGTACATTTTACATAGCCGCGGGATGGCTTCCTTTCCATTTACTCCTTCCCATTGCTGTCGACCTTATTTTTTCCAGCGTCCTTTTTTGAGGAGTCAACCGGAATAAGCGCTTCAGTGCAAATTTCAACTGTTTTGTTTCCCCACCTACAAGTGTGTAGGCAATCATGGGCCTCCCACACTTCTAATATCTCCTCCAACGCGTGCTTGAAATTACTGTCTTTCTTTGATCCCATGACTAATCTCTATCATTCCGGAAACAGACGAAGGTGGGAAACCGAAGGGAACCATCCGGTGTGACCTCCTGGTAGCGCACCTCGATGGTTCGACCGATGAAATCATCCGGGCTGTCCCAGATGGTCTCTCGGAGTTCATCAGAGAACCCAGAACCAACTTGAACGTTAACCCCATTGTAGGATACCAGAACTGAGCCCAGCTTCCCAGAATGCTTCCCAGTTCCCTCCTGCAGTCCCTTAACTTGGAGATCTGCATCGTGGAAAGCCTTGAGTTTCATCACCTCTGGACCCCGGCCGAACTTATACGGAGCATCTAGATCCTTGATCATGGCACCCTCCATACCGTCCAGAACGAACTCATCATGAAAGTTCTTGATCTCCGCGTAGGTGGCACTGCAGTCATATCGAGGAACCATCTTCAGATACTTCCAGTCTGTGTTCCCATCCTGAAGCTGCTTATCTAGTTCCACATACCTCTGCCGGCACGGCATGACCGCCTTGCGGGACTTCCACTCCTCCAGAGGAAGGAAGTCAAATATGGCCAAGTACGACCCAGAGACATCCACTGCCTCCTTTCGATAGGCCTGTCTCATCAAGGCAATGAAATCCTCACCCATGATTTCCCCATCATAGCAGCCATCACCCAGTTGGGAGAGCTCCT